TTGGGGTACAGTAGCTTTAAATAAAACATTTACTTCAGTAACAGCTCTTAATAACGCAAGTTTAAGTGGTGGTGCTGACGGTTCAGCAGCTTCAATTGCACAATTGAAAACTGCGTATGAATTATACGAAGACGCTGATACGGTTGATGTAAACCTTATCATTGCTGGTAAAGGTGACGCTACTCACATAGATAACTTAATTACAATTGCTGAAAATAGAAAAGACGCAATTATCTTTGCTTCACCAGAAAGATCAGACGTAGTTGGTGTTACAAGTTCAACAACTCAAACATCTAACGTTAAGTCTTTCTTTAATGGTATTAGATCATCTTCATATGTTGTATTTGATAGTGGTTATAAATATACTTACGACAAATATAATGATGTGTTTAGATTTGTACCTTTAAATGGTGACATTGCTGGTTTGGCTGCAAGAACAGACTTAATCGCAGACTCTTGGTTCTCACCTGCTGGTTTCAACAGAGGAGTAATTAGAGGTGCTGTTAAGTTAGCATACAATCCATCAAAATCACAAAGAGATGAGTTATACAGAGCTAGAATAAATCCAGTGGTAACTTTACCTGGTCAAGGAACAGTATTGTTCGGAGACAAAACTGGTTTATCTACTCCTAGTGCGTTTGACAGAATAAACGTTAGAAGATTGTTTATCACTTTAGAAAAAGCAATCTCTACAGCTTCTAAATTTCAACTATTTGAATTTAATGACGAGTTTACAAGAGCTCAATTTAGAAACATAGTTGAACCATTCCTAAGAGATGTACAAGGTAGAAGAGGTGTTACAGACTTTTTAGTAGTTTGTGATACATCAAATAATACTGCCGATGTCATTGATAGAAATGAGTTTAGAGCTGATATATTTGTTAAACCAAATAGATCAATTAACTTTATACAATTACAATTCGTTGCTACACGAACAGGTGTTGCATTTGAAGAAGTGGTAGGAGGATAATCATATGCCAAATATTAACGACTTTAAAGCTAAATTAAGAGGCGGCGGAGCACGTGCCAATCAATTTAGAGTAACAATGCCTTTTCCTGGATATGCTGCTATAGGTGGAGAGACTGAAACTATGTCTTTCTTAACTACATCAACATCTCTACCAGGAATGACAGTAGCGGAAGTTGCTATTCCATTTAGAGGAAGAGAGTTATACGTTGCAGGTGATAGAAGCTTTGCGACTTGGACTACTACAATACTAAATGATACTAACTTCTTAATTCGTAACGCATACGAAAGATGGTTAAATGGTATCAACAATATGTCTGATAACGAAGGTTTAGTCAATCCAGTTGACTACCAAGTTGACGCATTTGTTGACCAATTAGACCGAAATGGTAATGTGATTAAATCATATACGTTTAGAGGATTGTTTCCAACAACTTTAGACGATATTGCGTTATCTTATGGGGATAATAATACAGTAGAATCTTTTACTGCTACTCATAGATACCAATACTTTGAAACAAATACTACTACTTAATATCATTATAAGTATTAATAGTAATAGGAGAAACTAAATTATGGCTGAACTGTTTGGGTTTAAGATAGAGCGTTTAAAAACGCCTACAACCGATCCAAGACAAAATATAGTTCCACCTCAAGCGGATGACGGTACACAAACCGTCCCCGCTGGTGGGTTTTTTGCGTCTTATGGTGGGTTTGATGTTGCTGCTCGTAACGAATTAGATTTAATAAGAAGATATAGAGAAGTTGCTTTACATCCTGAGTGCGACCTTGCAATCGAGGATATAGTATCAGAAGCAATTGTATCAAACGAAAATCAACAATCTGTACAATTAGATTTAAGTAAGATTGAGTATAGTGATTCAATTAAGAAAAAAATTAGAGAGTCTTTTAGTGAAGTTTTAAAATTATTAAACTTTGATATAAAAGGCCACGATATCTTTAGAAGATGGTACGTAGATGGTAGATTGTTTTATCATAAGATCATTGATAAAGATAGTCCAAGACTAGGAATATCTGAATTAAGATATATTGATCCTAGAAAAATTAAAAAAATAAGAGAAATTAGAAAGCAAAGAACAGATGGAATGCCATCTTCATTTGCCTTTGAAAATAAATTCCAAGAGTATTATATTTTCAATGAAAGAGGAATACATCCAACTGCTACATCTAACGCAGGTGGATTAAGAATAGCGACAGACGCTATTGCTTATTGTCCGTCAGGATTAGTAGATCAAACTCATAATCAGGTCTTATCTTATTTACATAAAGCAATTAAACCAGTTAATCAATTAAGAATGATTGAAGACGCTGTTGTTATTTACAGAATTGCTAGAGCACCTGAAAGAAGAATATTCTATATTGATGTAGGTAACTTACCTAAGATCAAGGCCGAACAATATTTAAGAGATGTTATGGCAAGATATAGAAACAAACTTGTATATGACGCAAGTACAGGTGAAATAAGAGATGACAGAAACTATATGAGTATGTTAGAAGACTTTTGGTTACCTCGTAGAGAAGGTGGGAGAGGAACTGAAATTACTACATTACCTGGTGGTCAAAACTTAGGTGAGATTGCAGATATAGAATACTTCCAAAAGAAACTATATCGTTCACTTAATATACCAATTAGTAGATTAGAGAGCGGACAAGGTTTCAATCTTGGAAGAGCTGCAGAAATTAGTAGAGATGAAGTTAAGTTTACTAAATTTGTAGGTCGTTTAAGAAAGAAATTCTGTATGTTATTCCACGACCTTTTAAAAACACAATTAATTTTAAAAGGTATCATTGCACCTGAAGAATGGGATTCAATGATGGGAGATATTACATACAATTTCTTACAAGATGGATACTTCTCTGAGCTTAAAAATTCAGAAATGATGAGAGAACGTGTACAATTGGCTCAACAATTAGAAAGTTATGTTGGTAAGTATTTCTCTAACGAATACATACGAACAAAAATACTAAAACAAAATGAACAAGAAATTGAAGAAATTGATAAACAAATTGAAGAAGAAGGTTTGCAGAATCAATCCGATAAACCTGAAGAAAATTCAGCCGTTGAACCTGATCAAACAGAAACAAACGGTGAAAAAGAAAAAATATAAAATCACTAAAGAACCTGATACAGGTTGGAGTGGTATAGTATAGGAGATAAATATAATTATGAGTAATGAAAATATAAAAAAATTTGTTAATTCACTTGAACAAGGCGATAATAAACAAGCAGGAGTTGATATAAAAAACGCTCTTGCTGACAAAGTTAGTACCGCTTTAGATAATACAAAAGTTGATGTGGCTAGATCAATGTTTACAGGACAAGTTGGAGTGGATGCTCCAGAAGCAAATCCTTTTACAGGCAATGATATACAAGCAGAAACTGGAGTAACAAGTGATGAAAACGCTTAATAGATTTGTAAACGAAAATATAACTGAAGCAAACGATTATAAGCGTACTCGACAATATAATAAACTTACGCCTAAAATGAAACGAGCTGTAGATATGGTGTTTACATCTATTGATAAAGACGCAGATATTATTTTAAATTTTGAAAAAAACGTTAATACAGCTGCAAAACAATATGGTGTTAGTAAACAAGATTTAATGAATTACTTTGATAAAGAAACATTAACAATTTTAAGGAAGTAATATGGCTTGGGTAACTGTTCCAGGATCAAATAATATTTGGGAGTACGATAATGCTGCTACAATCAGCGATACATATCCTGATTCAGCTGATGGTGCAAATGCAACTATTTCAGGTGGTATAAGAACGTTTACTTTTGCAGATGGAAACGTACAAGAGATTTACATTAAATGTAGAAAAGCAGGAGAAACAACTGAACGTGGTGAGTTATCAAAAACTTACTATGACGCACAATAAGGATTAAATATGGCTGATACAGTATCAACACAAGTATTAACAGACACAACAGGCGTTAAATATGCTGTTAAAATGACTAACTATTCTGATGGTACAGGAGAAAATTTAGTTAAAAAAATAGACGCTTCAA